CCCTTATTTCTTTTAATGATAATGGCTGTGTTTTAAGTTCGGGAAATAAAGATAAAAATCGTTTTACACCCATCCCTTTTATTCCCGCGATGTTGTCTGAAGAATCTCCACACATCATCTTTACAACTTTGATGTTTTCAATTAAAATCTCTTCTTTGTCATATATAAACATGTCATTTTGTTTATATAATTTACCATGAGAAGGATTATATATTTTTACATTTTCAGATACTAATTGTGTTAAGTCTCCGTCGGATGAATAAATTATAATATTTTCATCTTTGGAATTCTGTACATAAAAGGCTACACAATCGTCGGTTTCACATAATTCAAATTCACCTTGTCTTACGTATAACTCTTCAAGATATTGTTTAATTCTATCTCTTTGGTAATTGTATGAAAAAAGTTCTTCTTCGGACCTTAGTCTAGAACGTCTATTTTCTTTATAATGAGAATAAATTTTTCTCCTACTTAAGGACCCGTTATCTCCATCCCAAAAAACAACGATTTTATCTAAATGATAGATTTCAAACGCTCTCCTAAGAGTATTAAGGAAATGGTAGATACCTCCAATGTGTGTGCCTTTATAGAAGTAATTCTTAACACCATAGAAACCAATTGTAAGTAAATTGTCACCATCTACTAATAAAACAGACATTTAATAATTATAATTATCATATTACTCATCCTCAGTTACAACTTCAATATCTTCTGCGTCTGTAACGTTAACGCCTAACATTTTACTGATATAATCTCCGTGTTCGGATTTGTATTGTTCAATACTTTTCTTTTCTTCTACATCGTCTCTACCTTTCATGAAATCATGAGCAGTAACTAAGATTCTACCATCTTCATAACCCAAACCATTTACGTGGTTTTTCATGATAGAGATTTTTGTTCTTGTTGCAATTTTAACTTTTCTCTTATCTTTAGTAATTGAAATTTTAGTTGTACCGGCACCTTTTTGGTTACCGAATAAGAATACTAAAGTTGAGTTTAACCAAATTGCCTCACCACCTTTTGCTTTAATTTTTGGTTGACCAAATGGATTGTCGGGTAATTCTACCCAAGGTTGGTTTACAATGATTAATGAATTAGTGAATTTTTTATCTGAACGACGTGAACCTGAAATTCTTTGATTTAGTCCCATACCAATTTTATCGGCTAAAACAGATGCGTTGTGTTGTTTACCACCTTTACCATCGTAAGTCATTTTACATGGAACTGAACCAACTGAATCCCAAAGGAAAAGAATATCGTGTGGAATTTCACCCTTTTCCTGTGCATCCAATACTTCATTAATAAAATCGGTAATTTGTTCGATATATTCAAAATCACTATTGAATAAGTAAAAATCATCTTCTTTGTTGAATCCCATTAATTCAGCATGGTCCCAACTCCACTTTTGTTCTGTGATAATGAAAACCGGAAGAATACCTTTTTTCTGTGCATCTACAGCCGCTTTCACTAAGGCGGTTGTTTTACCTGTATCACTATGACCTAAAAACATGTTTAAATGTCCCATAGCCGGACCAGGTATACCCGTTGCGTCTAAAAACGCATCACCCAAATCAAAGAAACGGTCAGCTTTGTATTCCGCCTCTTTTGAAAACTTCTTTTTGATTGCCGAAAAATCGGTCTTTTTTATACCTGCCATAATATTAAATTTAAAAATGGGGTTTCTGACGTTATCTCCACCCCTCCGTTAGTGATTAAAATGGTAAATCTCCATCTACATCGTCGTCTTCTTGTGGGTCAACAACTGATGTTGGTTTTGATGAACCACCTCCTATTGTTTCTTCAGCAACTAAGTTTGAAACCCACTTTTTGGAATCATTATCCCAACGTGGAACTTCTCCTCTTGCTACCATTTCAAGATAATCTTCACCCTTTTTAGAATAAACATCTGACCATGTCAATTCATCTTCAATCCAAGATTTAGCAACATCTGCGTCTTGGTGAAGTGGTCCTGGGTCTTCGTTAAGTACTGAGTTAATTACGGTATATTCTTTACCTGTACCTGCCTTTGTAAGAGTCAAAGATAAAATCAAATCACGTCCTTTTTCAGGGTCGGTAATATCACCTTTGTTACGGAAAATAGGGAAGATTTTATCAATTACACCATCACCTTTAGCGTTGTGTTTAAATCTCCAAAATTTAGGACCGTCTTGTTCGTGGTCTCTGTCAATTACTTTAACAATATAAAATTTACGAGGACGATATGTACGTGCTGTTTCTCTGTCAGATTCAACACCTGTACCCATAAGTGCTTCATAAACTTCGTTCAATGGGGAACGTTTACCTTCTTGTGCCGGGTCATACAACTTTACCCATTTACCATCAACTTGAACTTCGTGAAATTTCACCTCAACGAATGGAGATGAACCATCTTTTGTAGGAAGAATACGAATACGTCTTTCTTCACCTTTTGAACCTTTTGGAAGTACTGTTGTGAAATACTTCTTCATTCTATCCTCTTGGGATACTTTGTTTGTGTTACCGCTTGCGGCGTTTTTGTTTTTCTCGTACTGTGCAAGTACTGCATCAAATGTAGACATAAAATTAAAATTTAAATTAAAAAATCATTTATAAAGATAATATACATAAAAAAACCCAGACTTGGAAATCTGGGTTAAACTATTTTATAAGTATTTTTTTTGTTATTCTAATGTTAAAAGATAAGATAATTTATTTACTTCTCCTAACATTTCATCACGAATATTTAATAAGTCGGTATCAGAACTATCTAATTCCATCTGTACAAGTGCTTTTCTAACAGTTACAATCAAACCTTTCATATCAATATCAGATAAATTATTTAATTGAATTGTTTTGTTTTCCTCATCTAATACAAATCTACCGTATTTTCCCATTGCAGATTCAACAAAAGTATCAATTAATCCGTCTAAAGCATCGTAGAATCCACCAAAAGCTTGATGTCTAGCATACCCTTTGGTTTGCCAATGATTAACCTTCATTTGAACTTGTAGACCTAATAGAAAATTTACATTAGAACTTAAATTCATCTTCTTGTGCTTGTGGGTTAAATGATGTTTTTAATTCATCGTTTGAATAATTCTCAACATCGTCTTTAGTTAATACGTATTCGTTTTTACCAGACATTTCCATTTCACCTTGTTTTCTCGCAAAAAACTCTGTAGGTTTTTCGTTGAATGGATAAGAATCTAAAGAACGCATTTCCAATTTCTCTTGTGGAGTTTCAGGTTTCATTTGTTCCACTTTAGACCCTAATTCATCTATTTTTGCCATTACTTGGTCCATCTGAGCAAGTTTTTGTTCTAAATCGGTTAACTTAGTAAAAACATCATCCATTTTTCCAATAACCATACTGTTATCTTGTTTGTTATTGTCCAAATCATTTTTAATGTTTTTAGTCATGTTCACCAAATCAGTAATATCAATTTCCTCTGTAGAATCCATTTCAGGTGAAGGTGAATCCAAAGGTGCTTCCACTGGTGGAACATCTACAGGTGCGTCGGCTGGTGCCTCTTCAGGTGCAGGTGGAACATCGGTAGGTGCAACCTCAGGTGCTGGTGGAACTTCTTGTTCCATAATCATTTTTTGAGTGTATTTGTTAATTTCTCTGTAACGATTTACTTCTTCTAATAATTTTTTCTCTAACATAGTATTAATCTTGTAATAATTGTCTACCATCTTGGGTGATGTATCTTTTATTTATTCTTTCAACAATTCCGTCTTTTTCTCTAATGGTGTAACATTCTCCTGTTACTAAATCACATTCCTCTCTTTCCATACCATCGTTTGACACACTTTTAACCTTTTTCGGGTTTAAAAATTGGTCCATAGTATTTTTCAATTTTGTATTATCCATAAAATGACTTTTATATGTATAAATATCCAATAAATAGGTATTATTTGTAATCTACCCAAAAATATACCACATCTCCGTCTTTTACACCCAATTTCTTCATTAATGCACCTGACAATGCAATACCTGAGTTTTCTCTGTTTGGACCTATGTCAATTGGACCATTTAATTTTATTGTTTGTGGTATAGCGTTATAATCTTCTTTAGTTATAGAAAAATCATGTGTTATTTTAAACGGACCCTTTTTTTCTAAGGGATTATAGAATGTTGTTGATACACTATTTTTAAATAAATTATCAACATTTACTTTTGATAAATTGAAAGCCGTAGAATAGAAATAATCTTTTTCGTTTCTCTTTTTCGCATCAAGCCAATACAAAATAGTCATATTTGGTTTACCCGAGGTAACCTCATTTTTCAACTTACTAACCAATTGCATACTTGTAGTATCTTCTATTGACAATGTTGGTCCACCCATCTTCACCACATTCGCCCTTAACCAAGTTCCTGTTGGGTGTTCCACTAATTGGATATATCTACCTTCACCGTTTCCACCGTATCCATTATATGGTACCCCAAAATTAGTGTATCCCGCAGCTTCAACTAATGTTTCATTTGGTACGATAATAGTTCCTTTATCTAAAGTGAAACTACCTTCATTAGTTTTTATAACCTGACTTGTTTTTGTCACTTTATCAGCACCATTAACTCTAGAAATTGCTCTTTGTGTTAATTTATCAAATAATACTTTATAACTTGATACAAAAGAATCTTTAGGATCGGGTAACGACGTATATGGTATTCTTCTTCCTTTAAAAGATGTGTTAATTACGTTATTTCTTATTGTATGATTAACTTCTGTAATCAAATACGAACCTTTAAACATAGGGATGTTTTTCAAATAAAAAAACATTGTTGGTTGTATCATTACATTACCCATACAAGTTACCTCACATTCGTATGAAGCTTGTCTATAGTATTCATATAAACCAATATCAACGTTATATGCTGAAGAACCTGATTCTGTTTTACCGAGATTTTCTAAAACAACATATGATTCACTAGTATTTTTTATAGTCGATTGGTTTAGTGTAACACCTTTAAAAATGTTTTGATTTTGGTCCCCAAAACTAACTTCAAAAGCCACCACACGATTTGACTTTGATAAATCACCAGTTTTGAATACTTTTGGTAAAGTATACAACATTGGATTTTTACTTGTATTACCAATATTAAAACTATCATCAGAAAATCTATATGTTTTCTTGTCCGGCATGTCCGGTCTTTTTGAAGTTGAGGAAGTATATTGAATAATGATTTTTGGTGAAGAATCTTGATAATCAACATCTAAAAATGTTCCAAATAAATTTTCGGCTACTTTTTTAGATGGTGTTATTTTTGGTTTTGTTGAATTAAAATTAGTTCCATAGAAATTAACATAAGATGGTAATGGTCTCATTTCAAATCCTGTTCCTGCAAGTAATGTTGATAAAACACTGTACAAACTCATCTTTATATTCTTTTCATCTTCCAAATCTTTCAATCTTGTTAAGTTGAAAAAATATTGGTCTCCAATATCCCTATTTGCTCTATCTAAAAATAAAAATTCTTCTAAAAGATTTCTTTGTCCTATTGAATTACCTCCACACCATTTATCATTGAAAGATTTGAATGAATTGTAAAGTTCTGTTTTAACAGTTTTTGATTCATTTCCATCATTTATTGTTATTCTATTTATATTTTCAGAATATTTTAATTCTTTAAGTTTTGGTATTAATCTATCTAAAAATATGTTTAATCTATTTTCTGAACCTGGTATACCTGAGTTTTCATCAGTACTCTTAATGAAAATATTATCTTTGATATATTTTTTAAAATCTGTACTTGTATCCGTTCCTCCGTTCTTTCTATAACCGGCATAAATTAATACTAATGGTCTGAATGACAATATATTTTCTTCTGTAACTTTTATGTTATTAACTTCGAAGAAATCAGTATAATAAGTTGTTGCGGTTCCACCAGTATATGCTTCTTCTCCTATGTATAATTCAATTAAGTTCAAATTTTCAGGAGTCAAATCTAATGGACTATACTCTTCGGTTGAAAATTTATTAACTTCGTTTATTTCTGCAAAACCATGAAAAATATATGGGTCAATTTCTTTAGGGTTTCCTATTGTTAATTTAACCAAATTATTTTCACTTAAGATATTATTTGTTGCTTTCTTTAGTTTATCAATTTGTCTTAGTCTAATTACATTAATTAAATCATCAGTGGATAGAGAACTATCTTCAGTTTTACTTTCAACCGTAACCAATTCTTTTAATAGACCTTGAAAGGTTGGGTAAGAGTACTCTAATAATTCCGGTGTAATTACATTTTCATTTTCTGATGCGAACTTTAAAAATTCATTTTCAAAATCTTCTAAAATAGATGGACTAAATGTTCCAATTAAATCTATCACTTTTCTATTGTTTTCTGTGATACCAAAATAATCAGTCTCATTATTCATACTTTTTTTTGTATCAGGGAAATTAATACCTTCATAAGATGAATTAACATATGTGTCTTCCCATAATGACCTGAAATAAATTTGATTACCTTTGGTCATAGTATCTTGATTAGTCTTCTCTCCGTTTCCCGTATTTGTTTTGTCAATATATAAATTAGAACCGTCACAAGGTAAAAGTGTGTAAATTTTTTCATTACCTGCGTATTTTGAATTATCCACAAACGATGTCCAATAATTCATTGATTCATCATTACCTGGTGTTCTTTTTCTACAAAGAATACCACCCTCGTTGACATTATTTTCAAACGATGCTGATCCTCCTGTTATTGTATAGTGATTATAACCATTAATTATTTGATGATAAATTGCATCATAATATGGATGAATACCTACATCTATTACATTGCTCACAACATCCGAACCTATTGTAACTTCACTAATATATTCTGGTGTGTCACCTGTAATACCGAAAAATACATCACTATCTATTGGAGTGGTGATTCCGCTCGTTACAAAATAATTTAAAATATCCTCATCTTCTAATAGATATTTTTTATATCTATGATAAATTGAACCCCATTTCAAAATTAAATGATACGGAATATAATGTGATGCACTAATTTCTTTGAATAATACAGATGGTCTTTTGGATGATACACCAAAATTTACCATTTGATTTAATTCTACAAATGGTAATGAATTAAGTAACAAGTAGGCAGAACCCACGTATTTTCCAAAAGATGTTTTTTCTGAATGAAATTCACCATATAATTGTTTATGGAAATAAGGTGTATTCAATATGTGTGAGCTTGTGATAGTATCAATAGTAAATCTTTGTGAAAATAAATTTTTAGTATAACCATCTCTAACCCAAAATAACGGATTAATAGGTGATGATATAAAACCTTCTTTTGTGTTCACTTGTAATTCTCCATAAAATTCTAAATCTTGATTTGTAAAACCTGTAACATTACTATCATCATCATTTAGATATTGTGAATATAAATCAGAACTAAATGGAAATATATTTTTTCTATAACTTTCAGATTTATAACCAACTAAACTTGACTGTAATTTTGGATATAAACTATCATTATCATTAGAAACTACATTTCGATACTTTTCTAATTTATTAGATTTAGTATAAAAATCTGTTAGATATTGTGTAGTTGGTATATTATCAACATAGTAATTATATTTTTCAAATGGTGCAATTCTATATAATAGTTCTTTGAAACCATTTGTTGTTCCTGATACACTATTTAAAAATCTAATTAAACTAATATCTTCTGTTGTGGATTCTCTAATATTTTCAAACTCTTTGTCTGCCAATTCTTGGATAACATTGTAATTGAAAGAATCTATTAATGTTGTTGTGTATGCTCTTTCCCATATTTCATAAATAAAATTTGATTCAATTTTATCACTATATGGTAAATAATTTGTTACTTTGGTCGAGGTACTTATTGGTTTAACTTTATCCCAATCTATTTTTGTATTGAATTTATTTTCATAATTTCCACTTATCTCTTCTTTCTTAGCTAATGTTTCAAGTCTATTTGTTGTAACACCTATATAGTTTTCTATAAACTCGACTTCCGGCCATAATTGTGGGTTATCAGATTGTAATTTTCTAATTAATGTTTTATCACCCGGATACACAATTACATTTTCTTTACCGTCTGTATTGACTTTAATTTCGGGCCATGGATAAATTGGGTCGCCGACAGTTTCTTCCGTAAAACCAAATATAATTTTTTTCCTTTCTTCACCTATATCAAATGCTCTTCTATGAACATCTGTCATTAATCTTATATATGTTTCCGCATTAGCCAATAATATTGCAAAAACATTTCGAATTGTTGGTTCAAATCCGAACCCACCTTTACCATCATTTCTACGAACAATTTCATTCATCTTCACCTCAACTTCATTCTCTAACGTTTTTCTTTGTTCTTCGAAATTTCTTTGGATGTCTTGTATGTCGTTAACTAATCTATCAATACTAACATATACGTTGTCGGGTACATAAACATAATCTTTAACACTTCTTACATTACCAACACTTAATGTTTTTTTATCAAATCTTGATTTTGTTTTATTGATTAAATTTTCACTTAATACTTTAGATTTATTTATTTTTTCTTTGTATCTATCAATAATAAATTCTAATTTTGTCTCTTCCTTACCGTAAATTTTTTCGGTTGATTTTACGTTTTCTTTTAGGCCATAATATGTGTCTTGTTCTGTGGAAACATCAGCTTTAACATTTAGAAGGTTTGTTCTTGACCACGCTCTTACCGCTAATACAAAGTCATCAATAGTTTCTTCAAATTCTTTTAATCCCGCAAATATATTCATATCCACAAAATCATAGATTTCTTTTTCTAAAATTTTATCGATAGCGTGTGATGCGGTAATAACTTCTCTTAATGTTTTAACAGGAAAATCTTTTTCTATCAATCCTTTTTGAATATATTCTTGGTATACCGTTTTTAGTATTGAAAAACCTCTTGTTGTATACTCAACTTGTTCTGAAGACTGTCCGTTTCCAGTATTAGTTTGTTTTGTTTTTGTGGATGGGATTGCAAACATATAAGGTGAGTTCAACATCGCTTGTAATGGAATGTCACTTAAATAAGCATACGTTGAACCAACAAATGATGCACTCGATTCAAAGTTTCCGTTTGTTTCATTGTACTTAGTAGTAAATTTTACTAAATGTAATCTATATCTAATAGCCTTACCATAGTAACCTTTTACTGATAAATAAAATATCGGCCACGGAATATGGAAAAATGCTTTATACGGTGAATTTTCTGGAGATTCAAATAAAGTTTTACCTCTAACATCGATAAAATTAATTTCTACTCTTGGGATTGCGTTATAACCTTCTATTTTAATACTAACACTATCGATTCCAAAACTTTGTCCTGATTTATCATTTGAATAATAATCACCTTCAAATAATTGACGTGTTTGTTCGTCTTTAATCAAATTATCATTTGATTTATTTAATTCAGGATTATTATTATATGTATCAGTCCAAGTCGTATCGAAATTTCCATCTCCACTTTGGTTCTTTAAAAAATTTAATTTACCTCTAGCAATACTTGTCAGTGTATTTACATTATTCTCGGAACTTAAAATTGTTCTTGGGACAAGGTCAGCTTCTAAATTAAGATACATTACCAAGTTTTCTTGGTTAAGACCGCGTGATTCTATAACACCATCTTTAATGACACTATTAGGATCAATATAAATTAAGTTATTTTGATCTACTTTAACTAAAATCTCTTCGGTCTTATCACTCTTACTTTTCGCCATAATATAAATTATACAATTCTACACCTCTTTTGTAGTCTTGTAAAGAGGTAACTAAAGGATATGGTATTCTTAAATAATAATTTTCAGGAATTTCAAATTCAATACTTCCCGCTAATGGATTTGCCAATAATATCAACCAACCAAAAGTAGGTGAGTCATAAAATTCTTGTGATATTTTATCTAATCTATCAATACCCTTTTTAAATTGAATGTATTTGTCAGTTCCTTTTATTGGTATTTCTATACCAGGCACTATTCTAAAATTACCATCTTCAATGAAATACTGATATCTATCTAAATAATCTCTACTCATTTTTTATAAAAATTTAATTTATCGGTAATTTTTGATACTTTATATTTTGTCGAAAATAGATTTTTAATTTCTTGTGTAGTGTCTATTGGGTCTTGTAAACCTATTGTGTACACAATATTTTTTTCATTTTTTCTTTTAGGTGATTTCTTAAATTTAAATTTAACTTGTGTTGGTTGTTTTAAAAATGAACTTAACCTTTCGTCAATCATATTCATCATTGGGTCTGTTATTTTTTTACCCATTAAATCTTCAACTTCAAATTTAATTCTACCTACCAATAAAGATTTTTTATCACTTAAAATCTGTGATAATATACTTTTAACTTTATCTTCTGTAAAGTTTAAAGTTATAAAATCAACGGACGTATCCATTTTTTCAAAAAACTTATCGACGTTTTCTTCTAAATAACTTATACAAGATTCATATTCAGAATAGAAGGATGATGTGTCACCCGATATTTCAGTTAAAATACCGCTTGTAGATTTACTCTTTTCAATTTTTACGTCGTGTCCATTTTTGGTTATGAAATTTAATTTATCTAAAGTATTGATAATCTTATCTCTATTAACTTCAAAATCTGAAATGGTTTTTGATGTTGTTGCGGTG